CCACGCCGGAAGATGTGGTGGAGACCGGCGCGCGCACCGTGAATGCCGTCCAGCAACTCGCGCCGATTGGCCTCGGGCTTTGGGCGTGGATCGAGCGGCGTGCGCCGAACTTCCGGCTGAGCCTCTGGGGGCGCTGATGCAAGGCGAAGTCCTCAATATCTCGCCGCTGATCGTCTGGGCGGTTGCGCTGTCGCAGCTGCTCACCTTCGGCCTGACGATCTGGAACCTCTTAGCGTCGGGATCACGGGCGAACGCCAAAACCCTGCTCGAGCATGGCCAGAGTCTCGCCGCGCATCAGCTGCGGCTGGCCTCCTTGGAGCAAAAGCAAACGCAAATCCCGTCCTCGAACGATCTGCATGCGCTGGAGCTGACGATGGAGCAGCTCAAGGGCGAGATGCGAGCGATGACCGCCACGATGCAGGGGCAGACCGGCATCATGGAGCGGCTCGAGCTGATCGTCGGGCGACATGAACAACACCTGCTCGATGGGAGCAAACGATGACTGATTACGCAAAAACCGTCCGCCTCCACCGTCGCTTGGCGATCCTGCGGCATCTGGAGGCGATCCCCGAATACACCGGCAATGCCGCGATCTTGCAGGACGTGCTGCGCGGGCTTGGCCTGCCCAGCTCGCGCGATCAGGTGATCACCGAACTGGCGTGGCTCAGGGAGCAGGGGTTCGTCTCCTATAACGCCGAGGCGGACTTCCTCGTCGTCACCGCGACCGCGCGCGGCGTCGATATCGCGCGCGGCGTGGCCACCCATCCCGAGATCCAACGCCCCAGCCCGAAAGCGTAAGCCATGCCGCCGCCCCGGAAAGTTGACCTGCTGCCCCATGAGCTGCGCGACTGGCTGCGCGAGGCGCTGATCGCGCGCGGCTTTGGCGATTACGTCGCCCTCGCCGAGGAGTTGAATTTCAAGCTGGAGGAGGCGGGCCTCGAGCTGCGCATCGGCAAATCGGCGCTGCACGCTTTTGGACAAGATTTTAAAGCCTATGCCGAGACCCAACGCGCCGCTCAGGAGGAGATCCGCGCCTTCTTGCAAGAGGCAGGCGTGAAATCCGAGGTCGATGTCACCTCGGCGCTGTTCCAGCAGCTGACCACGATCCAGTGGCGGTTACAGATGATGATGTCGGATCCCGATAATCTCCCCGATCCGAAGGGGATGAAGGATCTGACCACCGCGCTCAACAACCTGATCCGCTCGACCGATCTGCGCGAGAAGCTCGTGGCCGAGGATCGCCGCGCGCAATCCGCCAAGCTCGACGCGGCGGTGGGCAAGGGCGACATCGATGCCGAAGCCGCCGCCAAAGCGCGCGCAATCATGGGGTTTGCATAATGGGTAACTTTCTCTTGGGCCTTTTGATTGGCCTCATTTTGAGCGCACCGCGTGGTGGGTCTGCGCCGAGATCCAGCTACGGAGGCGGAAGTTCTCGCCCGCCTCGGCTTGATCCCTCAAAGCGGCCCGCCAATTGCCCTGACGCCTCTCCGAAGAAATGATGACGCTCACCTCATCTCCTGTCGTCCAATTCCTGCCCTATCAAAAGGCGTGGATTGCGGATGCCAGCCGCTTCAAGATCGGCATGTTCTCGCGCCAGACGGGCAAGACCTTCTCGACGGGCGGCGAATGCGTGGATGATTGCTTCACCGCGTGGAAAGAGGATCGCCGCGCGCGCTGGGTGATCTTGTCGCGCGGCGAGCGGCAGGCGGCCGAGATGATGACCGAGGTGATCAAGCCGTTCACCCGCGCCTATTACGAGGTCTATAACACGCTGGTGAAGGGCGGCGAGCCGCGCTTTGAGGAGGGGGAATTCCGCGCCCCGCAAGAGAAGGGGCCGGATGCGGTCTATAAATCGCTGGAGGTGGCCTTCCCGAACGGCTCGCGGATCACGGCACTTCCCGCCAACCCCGACACCGCGCGGGGTTTCTCGGCGAATGTGATCCTCGACGAGTTCGCCTTCCACGCCAAATCCCGCGAGATCTGGGCGGCGCTGTTCCCCGTCATCTCGAAGACCGGGCTGCGGCTGCGGGTGATCTCGACGCCCAACGGCAAGGGCAACAAGTTTTACGAGCTGATGACGGCGGAGGACACGGTCTGGTCGCGCCATCATGTCGATATCTATGAGGCGGTGCGCCAAGGGCTGGACCGCGATGTCACCATGCTGCGCAAGGGCATGGCGGATGAGGACGCGTGGAAACAGGAATACGAGCTGCAATGGCTCGATGAGGCGTCGGCTTGGCTGCCATATGATCTGATCGCGACCTGCGAGCATCCCGCCGCTGGCATGCCGGGCCTCTATCGCGGCGGCCCGTGCTTTGTCGGCGTCGATATCGCCGCGCGCAATGACCTCTTTGTCATCTGGGTGATGGAGGCGGTGGGCGATGTGCTCTGGACCCGCGAAATCATCACCCGCCGCCGCGCGACCTTCTTCGAGCAAGATCAGCTCTTGGCAGAGGTGTTTGAGCGCTACCGCGTGGCGCGCTGCGCGATGGACCAGACGGGGATGGGCGAGAAGCCCGTCGAGGATGCCAAGCGCCGCCATGGCGAGAGCCGCGTGGACGGGGTGTTGTTCTCTACCACCTCGAAACTGGCGCTGGCGACCGATCTCAAACAGTCGATGGAGGATCGCCGCGCGCGGATCCCTGCGGGGGATGTGGTGCTGCGCGCCGATCTTCACGCGATCAAAAGCCAGACGGGGCTGACGGGGATCCGGCGGCTGGTCGCGGATGGCGACACCGATGGCCACGCGGACCGGTTCTGGGCGGGGGCCTTGGCGGTCTCGGCCAGCGGCTCGGAGTACCAGCCATATGACTATAAATCCGTGCCGCGCGCCTCGCGTGACACCGACCGCGATATCCGCACCACCGCAGGCTTCGGTGCGATGAAAGGGGTGATCTGATGGCAATTCTGGATCAATACGGGCGGCCTGTGAACGTGGGTTCGCTGACCAAACCGCAGGCGGAGCCGGGGCTGACAGGCATTCGCCAGATCTGGGCGGGCAGTATTGCCTCGGGCCTGACGCCAAAGCGCTTGGCCCGTATCTTGGCGGAATGCGATCAGGGCAATCTCGATGCCTTCCTGACCTTGGCCGAGGAGATGGAGGAGCGCGATCCGCATTATCAATCGGTGCTGGGGATCCGCAAACGGGTGATCTCGGGGATCGCGCCGACGATCACGCCCGCTTCTGACAGCGCAAAGGATAAGGAGATCGCCGAGCAGGTGCGGATCCGCATCGCCGAGCATGACGGGTTCGGCGATATGGTCGAGGATCTACTCGACGCGCTCGGAAAAGGCTTTGCCGTGGTCGAGGTGGATTGGGCGCGCTCCGCCAAAGAATGGTGGCCGACTGCCTTTGAGTACCGCGATCCGCGCTGGTTTGTGTTTGAGCGCGAGAAGGGGGTGGAGCTGCGCCTGAAGGATGACGCGGATCCGGTCAACGGGGTGCCACTCACCCCGTTCAAGTTCATCCAGCACCGCGCCAAACTCAAATCCGGCCTCGTCTATCGCGGCGGGCTGGCGCGATTGGTGGCGTTCTCGTGGATGTGCAAAGCCTATACGCTCAAAGACTGGATGGCCTTCATCGAGACCTACGGCTTGCCGCTGCGGCTGGGGCGTTACGGCCCCGATGCCACGCCGACCGATGTGCAAACCCTGTTCCGCGCGGTGGCCAATATCGGCACCGATGCGGCGGCGGTCTTGCCGCAAAACATGAGCATCGACTTCGAGAATGGCCCGGCGGCGAACTCCGACAAGATCTTCGAGAATCTCGCGCGCTATATTGATGAGCAGGTCTCGAAGGCGGTTCTGGGTCAGACGATGACGTCCGACAACGGCAGCTCGATGGCGCAGGCGAATGTGCATAATGAGGTGCGCCACGATATCGCCGCCTCGGATGCGCGGGCGGTGACGGCTTCGATCAACCGCGATCTGGTGCGGATGTTTGTTGACCTGAACTTCGAGGGGCAAAAGTCCTATCCGCGTCTGGTGATCAAGGTCGACGAGCCGGAGGACACCAATGCGAAGATCACCAATGCGGTAAAGCTGATGCGCAGTGGCGTCACGCTCAAGGCCTCCGAGCTGCGCGCCACGGCGGGGTTTAGCGATCCCGAGCCGGGGGATGAGGTGGTGGGCGGCAAGGTGGCGGCCAACCCCGAGGCGATGAATCG